GAACTTTACAAACTTAATGAAAAGTTGTATGGAAGCAAGACAAAGCCATTGCCACAAACGCCAATAAAGCCATCGCCGCCTCGTACAACGCTACCTAAGACAATAAAGCCATCGCCACCTCGTCCATTGCCGCCTAGGCCACCTCGGTCAACGCCAATGCCACCGAAATTAAATCCACCACCACCAAGGCAACGGGGCGGTGAGCCATTAAGACCACCTCAGGTTGGAATGAAAAAAGGCGGGAGCATTAACTTGGCTAATTGCAAAATAACCACTGCAAAGAAAAATTCCAACTCACGGTTTTAAAACATGGCTTACTCAGGAACTGTTGGAACCACCGTAATCGACGTACAGACCCTGATTGACCATGGGGCGCGTCGGTGCGGCAAATTGGCTGAGGAACTGACCTCTGAGCAGGTTCAGTCTGCCCGCGAGTCCCTGTACTTTTTCCTGAGCCACCTGATAAACCGAGGCATCCAGTATTGGTGCATCAGCAAGGTGGTTATTGGGCTCAAGGCAAACGAGTACATCTACAGCCTGCCGCTTGGCGCTGTGGACGCCCTGAACGTGCTGTACAGGACTATGACTAGGCCAACTGGCACCTATAGCTCCTCGGCTGGCGGCATTGCCGCAAACGCCTTTGATGAGGACATAGAGACTTTCTGTTTGCAAACATCAGCGGCGGGCAACATTGCAATTGATTACGGTCTCAGCGACCCCTACTACATTGGCTCAATTGGCTTCATGCCATACGTGGCGGGCGGGGGATCACAGACGATAAATTACGTTTTTGAAAGCTCATTGGATGGAATAACGTGGACTACGCTGTACACGGGAACCTCGGTTGTGGTGACAGATAAGCAGTGGGTGTGGCAGGACATTGACCCGGGAGCCTCTGTCTCCTACTACCGCATGCGTGCCACTGGAGCCACCATTTTGGCCTTGCGAGAGCTTTACTTTGGCACAAGCTCCCTCGAAGTTCAAATGTCTCGCCTCAACCGCGACGACTACACCAACCTGCCAAACAAGAATTTCACCGCCAATCAGCCCTTTCAGTTTTGGTTTGATCGCACCATTCCGCTCCCCCAAATGCACGTATGGCCTGTTCCAAGTACCAACTTTGTGCAGGCAACGGTATGGTATTCGCGTCAAATCATGGACGTTGGCCAGCTTTATGGCGAGGTGGAAATACCCCAACGGTGGTATGAGGCAGTCCTGATGAATTTGTCGCACCGCATGTCCATGGAAATGCCAAACGTCGACATGGCGCGTACCCAGTACCTCGAGACCCAAGCCGCTCGATATCAGCTTGAAGCGGAGCAAGAAGAGAGGGATAATTCACCCATATATTGGGCTCCCAACATTTCGGTCTACACAAGGTAACGCATGCCAGTCTTCCTAAACACCGAAGGGCTTACAACGCTTGCAATCGCTGTTTGCGATAGATGCAAGATGAAGCGTGCTTTGGTGCAGTTGCAGAGCGACCCAAACTTCCCCGGGCTCCGCGTCTGCGACCAAGGTTGTCAAGACGAGCTAGACCCCTACCGCCAAGCCGCCCGACAAACCGAGCGCATCAATCTTCGTTTTCCGCGACCTGATAGCACATTGACCCAAGTCGATAATCAGTCTCCCGATTACGAGGGCAAATACGGCCCCACCTAAAGGAAAAACATGGCACAGGTAGGCTACACGCCCATAAAACTATACTCAAGCGGCACGGCCTTGGCACAGCCCTTAGCGGCAAACTTGTCCCTTGGCGAACTTGCGCTTAACTACACAGACGGCAAGATTTATTACAAAGACGGCACAGGCGCTGTTTTGGCAATTTCAGGTGGTGTGACCACAATTACGTTTGGCACGACTGGCTTGACGCCAAGCACAGCAACTGGTGGCGCGGTGACTGTTGCGGGGACTTTGGTTGCGGCAAATGGTGGAACAAGTTTTAGTACGTATGCCGCTGGCGATTTAGTTTACGCCTCAGCCGTAAACACGCTTGCAAAGCTTACCGCAGGCACCAATGGCTTTGTATTGACGTTGGCGGGTGGCTTACCCACTTGGGCGGCGTCAACAGGCGGCGTAACGTCGTTTAGCGCAGGCACCACAGGGCTTACACCAAACACGCCAAGCACAGGCGCAATAGTGCTTGCAGGCACCTTAGCGGTAGCAAATGGCGGTACTGGAACTGCTACTCCCGCTATTGTTGCAGGCACAAATATCACAGTAACTGGCACTTGGCCAAATCAAACTATCAATGCCAGTGGTGGTGGTGGTGGCGATGTATTTGGCCCAGCCTCAGCTACTGACACTGCAATTGCTTTGTTTGACACTACAACAGGCAAGTTGCTTAAAAACAGCCTTGTAACTGTGTCTGCAACAGGTGCAATTGTCGCGCCGCAAGTTGGAAGCACTATTCCTTTTTACTTTGCCAACCAAGCGGCTTTTCCATCTGCGGCCACCTACCACGGGGCCTTGGCGCACAGTCATTCAGATGGGGCAATGTACTTTGCTCACAGCAGTGCGTGGATTAGATTACTTGATGCAAGCACAACTGTTACCGTAGCACAGGGTGGCACAGGGCTGGCTACATACACAATTGGCGACACACTCTATGCAAGCGCGGCAACAACCTTAACGCAACTTGCCATCGGTACTGCGTATCAAATCAGCGCAGTAAATTCGGGTGGAACAGCACCATCGTGGCAAGGGCTGTCCTCGCTGATTGACAACGGATTGACGGCGGCAACGCAAGGTCAGATTTTGTATCGCAATGCGTCAACTTGGGTGGCGTTGGCCCCCGGGACAAACGGTCAAGTGCTCACCACTGGCGGTGCCGCCGCCAACCCCGCTTGGGCTACCGCCGCCGCAGGGCTGACTGGATTTACCGCCTCACAAGACATTATTGCACCAAATGCAACAATTTACGCCAACGCCCTGACCGCAACAGCGGCTGTGGCTTCGGCAGACATTGCCTTGGTGCCAAAAGGCGTGGGTGCATTCCTGCTTGCAATTCCTGACGCAACAGTCACAGGAGGCAACAAGCGCGGAAATTACGCAATTGATTTTCAATTGGTTCGCGCCTCTGCCGCGCAGGTCGCAAGCTCCAACAACGCTGGAATACTTGGCGGTCAAAACAATACTGCAAATGCCACATATGCGGTTGTCATTGGTGGTGACACAAACACCGCATCAGGCTCTTATGCGCTTGTTCATGGAACAAACAGCACCGCAAACGCAGTCCAATCTATGGCGGTTGGCGCTTGGGCAACCTCTCGTGCCGTGGTTGGGTATAGAGCATTTGCACCCAATGCGCCCATTGCAAGCGCCCTTGGTAACACCCAAATGGGCTTTGTTACGGTTGGTGTTCAAACAACTGATGCAACCGCAACAATTTTGCGATCCAACACATCTGTAGCCGCCTCAACAAACCAATACTATGTTCCATTGAATGGAATCTCTACTTTTACCATATTGATTTCTTGCGGCATTACGGGCGCATCAAACGCTAAGGCTTGGGAATTTAAAGGAGCCGCCAAGAAAGGCGCAACCGAAAACACAAACGTACTTGTTGGGACATTGACCAAAAATGTATTGGCCGCAGACGCGGGAGCCTCAACTTGGGATGTGGCGGTCACTGCAAACACAACAACTGGCGCTATAACAATCACGGCAACTGGCCAAGCAGGAACGACTATTCGTTGGAGCGCAACCGTAATTGCAACTGAGGTATCCTACTAATGGCTATTAACTTTGACAACTCAAATGCTGGCGTCATCACGCTGAAGCCGGGCGTCTCGGGCACGCTCACGCTTGTCTTGCCAATTGCGGACGGTAGTGCTAATCAGTTTTTGAAGACTGATGGCGCAGGCACTCTAAGCTTTGGCGCTGGCTCAATTGGCGCAAATGCAGTGGTGACTGGTTTGATTGAAACCACCACAATTACTGCAACCCCGCTTACGGCCACGGCTACATACGATGTAATTACGCAGACTGTTTTGTACGTAACAGGCAACGCCACAAACAACTGGACACTGAACGTTAGAGGTAATGGCGTAACCACCTTTAACAGTCTGATGGCAATTAACCAAACAATTACCTTGGCTGTAATGGTAACCAACGGCGCAACGCCATTTTTTCAATCAGCAACTCAGATTGATGGAGTTGCGCAAACGCCAAAATGGCTAAATGCCGTTGCACCGTCCGCTGGTAACGCAAACTCAATTGATGTTTACACGTTGACAATTACAAAAACTTCGATAACGCCAACCTACAACATTGTTGCGTCACAAACTAGGTATGCATAACCATGCCAATACTTCAATCTAAGGGAGCGGTAAGCGCACAAGGGTACGGGCAGACAACGCCAAGACCACTTACGTTTACAGGCACGCCTGCGGAAAATAACCGCGCTCATGGCGTGATTCGGATGACGGGAAACGCATCAATTACGTTAAATTTTCCCAACCTGACTCTTACCACCGCTGGCTACGCAATGTGGGTGTACAAACTAGCTACGATTACGGGCGGCGTCTCGACCTCAATTACAGGCGGTGGTGGATACAACATAGTAACTTCACTTGTGGGTGTTGGTAGCTACATCAACGGGGTGGGGACTACTACTGTAAACGCAAACAGCCTCACCGCTAACACAAACACATCAATTACGCTGGGAACCTTTTTTTCGGGCACAACCGTTGGCACCGACACCGTCTTGATTTATTTTTTGTTTCAAAACAGCCAAGCCTTTTCTTGTGTTCAATACACAGGAAATAATACCGCAAGAACCATCAGCTTTGTCGCGGCATCAAATACTCTTAATCCTCGATTAGTTTTTGTTGCAAATACCACTGCGGGAACTCTCGTGATGGGTCAGCCGAATAGTTCAACTTCAAATGCGTGGGGGTTTTTTTCTGGTGGTCAAACTCCAACTGCTATAGCAGGTAGGTGGCAAGCGCAATTTGGCGGTGGCCTTTTATATCTTGGAGCGGCGGGGTCAGCGGGTTCGCAAAATATTACTGGCAACATATACAACGCATTTTGTTGGGATGGTAATAGCTCATCAACTGTGTTTGGTAGCAATAATCAGCAGATACTTGCGGGTGGATCCCAAACCACCAGTTGGCCAACCTTAGGCAATAAAAACAATAGAGACGCCGTAACCGTAGGTAATCAAGCTCAAATGACCCAAGCAATTTGGCTTGTTGTTAACTCAAACACCGCCACAGCTTGTAGTTGGACAAATGGGCATACCACTTCCTTTACGGGCGGCATGGTGCCGGGCTCCATCACCTACGGATTTATGGTTCCCGCCAGTGGAACTATTCCAACCATTCAATTTTCAAATTTTGGAACCGCAGGCGCTGGTGGAATTGCTGGGCGCAATGACTCTAGTAGCACTGGAAGCCATGCTTGGTTTGTGTGGTTTTTTGAACCCTCTGACTTTAATATAGACATACCAAATGCTAGGCCTTTTTACGCAGGGGCTAAATCTGCATTGATTGCCTCAGGCGTTACAACGTCTACATATAACATAGGAAACACAAACAACTACCCTTTTTATTACACATTTGTTTTGGTTGTTTCGGGCGTTGGAACAAACGCTGTTGCCGCAAGGCTGTATACAAGGAATCAACAATTTATTCGATGCTCAGACGCTAATTTGCCAAGCCCATACTATGGCATGAACGCCACCGCTGGAGGCACGCAAGCTTCATCGGGATATGACGGTAGAAACTTTGAGTTTGCTGGGTTGGTTAGCACCCAATCGCACGCTATTTTGTATGGTGTTCAATTTCCAAGAATTCACTGCACGCCCATGTGGTCAGGAACTGGAACTGTTAGAACTTTCTATCACCAGCTAGGAGACATACCCACTTACATGTGGGTAAGAAACACAGACATTTCAAATACCAGCACAATCTTGTTTCACAATGCCCTTGGTGTAGATAAATATATAGATATTTCAGGGGCCAATGCCGCAGTAACAGACACAACGGTTTGGAACAACACAGCTTTAACGGCCACCACAATTACATGTGGAACAAGTGCCTTAGTAAATACCTCTAACGCTGGTTATCATGCTTTTGCGTGGTGCAGTAGGGCGGGGTTTGTGAACGTCGGGTATTACCCCGGGGCGTCGGCCTCGCAAGAAATTCTAATTGGATTTCAGCCATCCACCGTCATCATCACCGATGGGTCAGGTACTGATGGAACTGTTATGTTTACGGCCAGCATGGGCATGACAGGAGGTAGCAACTACCGCATGCGCTTGTCAGGCGCGGCAAACAACGCAACCTTGGGTGACGTATGCCTTGGAACCACCTTGGGATTCACCATGGCCTCAACCACCATTCTGAATACCGCAGGACGCAACTACTATTTCATTGCCTTTTTATAAAAGGTTAAACTTAAAACCCGTTTAACTTTAAGGAACAAAAATGGTAGAAAAAGTTTGGTTCACACTTGAAACAGCAAATCAAATTGTTGGGTACTTGGGCACAAAGCCCTACCAAGAAGTTTTCCAATTGATGGCACAGATCCAAAAAGCGGTTGATGTCCAGCAAGAAGAAAAAAGAGCAGGCTCAGCACCTGAGGTTCAACCACCCACCGAGGAGTAAAAAATGATTGAAGAAGAAAACACACAATCTGAAGAAGAAAATGTTCTTGAGGCACAAGCTCAACCACAAGCTCAAGCAGAGCCTACAGTGGCCGTTGACGACCCATACGCCTCACAGGCTCACATAGCTGACGAAAACCGCATTTGGCCGCCTCCCTTTGTGAAGAAGCATGGATAACACCACCACTGCCACAGAAATCAAATTGGCCGTGCACGAAGCCGTCTGCACAGAGCGATACCACAGTATTGAAAGCTCTTTGCGGAACGGCGATAAGCGTATGACCAAGATTGAGTACCTGCTGTACGCGGTGATTATCTGCGTGCTGTTTGGCCCGGGCGTGGCTGGCGAGTTCATCAAAAAGTTCTTGGGGCTATGAAATCGACCCGCTCACCATCTTGCTGGCCGCTCGAGCCTGTGTTACTGCAATCCAGCAAGGTACTGCTTTGTACAAGCAAGCGAAAACCGCTTTCATGGAGGTCAAGTCCATTGTTGAAGAAACTGCTGGTGTTGCCCGACAGGCCAAAGGTTTTTGGGCCAAGCTCTTCGGAACCAAAGAAGAGCCTGTGGCGCAAGCGACGCGAAAAAAGGAAAAATATGTAGCCGTCGACGAGACAAAAGTGCTCTCGGATATTGTGAGTCAATTGAGCACTTTCTTTCGTTTGCAGGAACAATTGGCTGAGACAATTCGCATTGAAGAGGAGCGATCAAAAAACGTCTATGACCCTGATGCAAATTTGATGGAAGCCGCCCTCCACAGAATCATGGCCCAAGACCAAATGGCCCTTTTGGAGCGAGAAATAAGAGAGGCGATGGTATACGGTGCCCCAGCCGAGATGGGGGCTCTGTACAGCCGCACGTTTGCAACACGGGACATCATCAAGGCAGAGCAGGACAAAGCAAGAAAGAAACGGGATGAACAATCATGGCAACGCAAGGAAGAGGAGCGCCTTTCAAACGAAAGGCAGGCGTACCTACTAGCGACTTTGCTTTTCCTCCTCTACCTGTGGCTACTCCTAACCCTCCTAAGCAGGACTGGGAGCTAGTGATGGGGTGGCTGGCGGCGTTAATTTTGGCGGTGTTCGCGCTCCCTCTGCTTGGCATGCTGTATATGGACGTGTTGCAAACCAAAAAAGAAGCTCAAGCCCAAATTCAAAAAATGGAAAAACTCAGGCAAAAAATCGAAAAGGAAAGAAAAAATGATTCCAATAGTCGCAACCCTACTGAGTAGCCTTGCAACAAATGGCCTGACGCTACTGTCCAGCGCAATCCAAGCCAAGGGCAAGGAGGTGGTCGAAAAGACTTTGGGTGTAAAGATACCTGACGATCCGACACCCGAAGATGTCAGCAATTTGCGCCAACTTCAGTTTGAGCATGAAGAGCGCCTGCTTGAGCTTGGTATTGAAAAGGCCAAGATGGAATTGGCTGAACTTGAGTTGCTGGCCAAGGCCGCTCAAAACGACGCTGACAACATCACAGATCGTTGGCAAGCCGATATGACATCTGACTCTTGGTTGTCAAAAAATATACGCCCCATGAGCTTAATTGCCATCTTTGTGGGCTATTTCATTTTTGCCATGATGTCTGCTTACGGCCACAACGCAAATGAGTCCTACGTCACGTTGCTGGGCAACTGGGGAATGTTAATCATGGGCGCTTACTTTGGTGGGCGCACGGTTGAAAAACTTGCAGATATGAGGAGCAAAAAATGAGCTTAAGCACCGAACAAGCCGCATTCTTGCTGGACTTTTGCAAACTGGTTCAATATGCCACAGAGCAGGGCTTTGTTGTGACCGCTGGGGAAGTTGCCCGCACCCCCGAACAGCAAGCCATTTACTTCAAAACAGGCCGCTCAAAGACCATGAATTCCATTCACCTGAAACGGTGCGCTGGAGACTTGAACTTCTTCAGGGATGGGAAGATAATATGGGACAAGAGCATCCTCGCGCCGCTGGGTGCTTATTGGGAAACTTTGAACCCCAAAAATCGCTGGGGAGGCAATTTCAAATCGCTTGTCGATTGTCCCCATTTTGAGCGTAATGTTGGTTAAAAAGGAGCCTCAGGATGGCAACCGCCGTAGCCCAAACATATGACAACCTAGTCACTAGCGTTGAGGCGTATCTAGAGCGCACTGACGCCGTCACTATTGCCTACATCCCCACCTTTATCATGCTGGCTGAGCAGGTGCTTGCCGCTGACATGAAGTTTTTGGGGAACATAAACGTAGGTACATTTTCGCTAGTTACATCTCAATCAATTGTTCCAAAACCTGCGCGTTGGCACAAAACGGTGTCAATGACGATGATTGTCAATGGTGAGCGCACCCCCTTGTTTTTGCGCAAGTACGAGTATTTGCGGGGGTATTGGCCAAGCACCACAACTACTGATCAGCCAAAGTTTTACGGTGACTACGATTACACCCATTGGCTGATAGCCCCCACACCTGACGCCGCTTACAGCGTTGAGACCGTGTACTACGAGCGCGTTCAGCCCTTGGACACAAACAACCAAACCAACTGGTTCACACAATATGCGCCGCAAGCCATGCTGTATGGAACTCTTTTGCAAGCAATGCCTTTCCTCAAGAACGACGAGCGTTTACAAATGTGGCAAGCACAGTACACGCAAATCATCAGCACCTTGAAGGAAGAAGATAAGCGACGGCTTGCTGACCGTCAAGCCATAGCGATTGACTCATAATGACCTCATACATAAGCCCATTTACAGGCGACGTTATTGTCCCAACTGACGTCAGCTATGTTTCGTACACGCTGGCCTCTACCCTGCAACTTGTTTGGCCAGCGAATGGTTCAGACAGCAATGATGTTTGTGCGCGGATCATGGACATTCAGGCGGCAAGTTCGGTTCCGCAATTGAAGTTCCCACCTGCTGATCAAGCGTCGGTTGGCACTGATGCCTTGATACGAAATGTTGGTGCTTTCACGATAACGGTGACCGATTACAACGGCAACACAATTGCAACGGTGACGGCAGGAACTGCCCGATACATTTACCTGACAAACAATTCCACCTCCAGTGGTATTTGGGGCATCTTTACCTTTGGTACTGGCACCTCCTCCGCTGATGCCGCTACGCTTGCGGGCTATGGCTTGTTGGCCAGTGGTTTGACTCTGAACCAAAGCCACCCCGTAACCACCCTTACCGCCAACTACACCTTTCAGGCATCAGACCGCGCTCAAGCGCTGGCTTGGCCAACCTCGGGTGGCGCAACCAATGCCTACCTGCCCTTGGCGTCCACCCTCAGCAACAACTGGTTTACGTTACTGAAAAACAATGGCACGGGCACATTGCTGTTAAACACTACAAGCAGTGAGTTGTTGGATGGGACTGCGTCGGCGAAGACTTTTCAGCCCGGCGACTCGGCGTTCATCATCTGCACTGGCACCTCCTACATCACCATAGGCTACGGCGTAAGCACAGAATTTTCCTTTACCGCGCTCACCAAGGTGGTCACCACTGGCACATACACCCTAACGGCGTCAGAGGCCTCCAACACCATCCAAAAATACACTGGCGCTCTTACAGCTAACGTTACGGTTTATTTTCCACCTGTGGTCAACCTGTACATCATCAGCAACCAAACCACTGGCGCTTTTACGTTAACGATTGGAACCACAATTGGAACCACTGTCACGGTGCCAACAAACACTCAGGCAACTGTAATTTGTGATGGCACCAACTTCTTAAACGCCAACACGACCACTGTGAGCAGTACAGTCATTGCAATGGTCGATGGAACGGTGACAAACCCTGCGGTGTACTTTGCTTCAGAGCCAACTACTGGTATTTATCGACCTGCGGCGGGCCAGTTTGGTATTGCCATTCTAGGTGTGTTAGTGTCAAACACAAGGGCGACTGGCCTTGAAATTACGGGGACAGGAACCTTTTCGGGTGGTGTGTCAGGGGGCGCTTTTTAATGACCGATAAGGTTTTAGCCCTCGACACGAAGCCGGGCATCCAGCGCGATGGAACCATGGTCGATGCAGAATGCTACACAGACGGCGAATGGGTGCGCTTTCAGCGCGGGCGTCCTCGAAAAATGGCGGGTTACGTTCAGATCACCAACGACTGGGCGGGCCCCTCAAGGGGTCTTTTTATTGACCCACGCAACGGCTTTAACGTCATTTACAACGGCTACTCGGATGGCGTACAAACCCTAACGGTTGACCAAAACGGAATTGGCGCGGGTATTGTGGACTTTACGTTGTCCGACTTTACGGCAAACTCAAACAACTTGTGGCAGTTTGATGCGGTGTTTGATGCGTCAGGGACTGGGGTGGCGAACCTGATTGCGCACCCGGGGCAGAACCTCACCGCAATCGACAGCACCACCAACACCCCCGTTTTGTTTGGCCCAGTGACAGGAACAACTTTGTCTCAAGTTGGTGTTTTTACGCTGTCAGCCACCACCGTTAACACATCCACCACCATAACCGTTGCCTCTACGTTGCTAATTGGTGCTGGGCAAACCATTACAGGCACAAACATTCCTGCCAGCACAACGGTGGTATCGGTCACAAACGCAACCACATTTGTCATATCAAACGCGGCAACGGGCTCAGGAACCGTAACCATCACGATCAACAACAACGTGTCGGTTTCAGGCGGCGCAGTCATGCTGTTTCCATACCTATTTACGTATGGAAATTTTGGTTTAATACGCAACTCAGGCGCAGGAAGTTTGTACGATTTTGTATCAGCAACGTCAAACTCAACCAACGTGACGTCCACAAAAGTTGTCAAAGGACTACCTGTTCGCGGCGGCTCCAACGCGCCATCAGGCTTGTTTTGGTCTCTTGATTCGCTGATCCGAGTAAGTTTTACGCCAACCACAATTACAACTGGCGTAACCTCAAGCACCTTTTTTTGGCGCTACGACATCATTTCAAGCCAAACCTCAATCATGTCTTCGCAGGGTGTGATTGAGTATGACGGCATCTATTACTGGTGCGGAATTGACCGATTCTTGCTGTACGGTGGTACGGTTCAAGAGATCCCAAACACCTTTAATCAAAACTACTTTTTTGATAACGTAAATTACAACCAGCGCCAAAAGGTGTTTGCCATGAAGGTGCCTCGCTATGGCGAAATTTGGTGGTACTACCCAAAGGGTCAGGCCACCGAATGCACCGATGCGGTGATTTACAACGTGCGAGAAAAGTGCTGGTATGACGCTGGCGAAGCACTTGGCTCCCAACGCTGTTCGGGCTACTTCTCGCAAGTTTTTCACTACCCAGTGCTGGCTGGCTATAAAACTAACGCCAGCGGCGGCGTTAATGCGGTCACCCTTACCAACGGCGGCTCCTTGTACACCAATGGTACTTACCAGTTTTACGCTCTTACTGGTGGCACTGGTACAGGTGCAACAGCCACAATCACCGTTGCTGGCGGCATTGTCACAACGGTTGTAATAAATAACCGAGGACAAAATTACACAATAGGCGACGTGCTGTCCTCTGTTCTACCCGTGGGATCAGGCTTCTTGTTGACGGTTGGAACGCTGATGACCTTTAATTCGCTATGGCAACATGAAATTGGCGTGGACTTGGTGGCTGGAACGAGCGTTGACGCCATCCTGAGCATGTTTGAGACCAATGACGTTGGTTGGGTCAGCGGAGGCCCGTCAGAGCCATCCTTGCAGGGCGTAAACCGTTGGTTGCGTCTTGAGCGTGTAGAGCCTGACTTTGTTCAGACTGGGCAAATGGAGCTATACATTACTGGGCGACCCTATGCGCAATCGGCTGACAAAATATCCGACGCGTTTGTGTTTACACCAACCACTGGAAAAATTGACATGAAAGAACA